TGTCCGTCTGCGCTTGAATTGATATAGATTGCCGTATCGCGGAACTGAACCTTCTGGGTCGTATCAACTTCTATATCGTTTGCGCCAGTAGTATTACCGTTAGCAAGGATCTCGGCTAGGGTATCAACAGTTCCGACTTGACTATCGACATACGCCTTGATTGACTGCTGGGTGGCAAGTGCCGTAGCGCTGTCAGAAGACATATCGTCTTCGTCTTTAATGGTAGTAACCGTAGTTGTGTCAGTGCCTTTTAAAGATGCAAAAGTGGTTAATCCTGTGACGGTTAAGGTTCCAGCAGACAGGGTAACTACGTGATCGACAGCTTCAACAACGTTAGTACCATCACAAAATAACAGCATAGACTTGCCATTAGGTATGGCAATGCCGGTACCCGCAGACGTTTTTAGAGTAATTACCTGCCCAGTAGTGTTTTTTGCAATATAGACTTTTGAATTAGCAGGACAAATTACTGTACCTGCGCCGGTAAGAGCTGTTCCTGTATCAGTAAACGATAACATCGCACAACGAGATTCTGAGGTCGTGCCATCGGCAGTAGTCAACGTATGAGAATTGGCTGTCCACGAATCAATAACCGCCAGACCAGCGACCGCTTGCTCAACCATCTGCGTAATATTATCGTTTACAACATCGCCCCAAGTACCGCTCAATTCCCCCTGAACGGGAAGAGCCAGTTTAAGGATCGTAGTATATTGCGTTGTCATGTTCTTACCCTCATGCGGCTATGTCTTGCCAGTTTGGATTCTGAGCTGTATTTATATTAACCCAATTTGGATTTTGTGCATCATTAATATCTTGCCAGTTCGGATTTTGACCGGGGACTATTTGACTCCATATGTGTACAGTCCCTACTTCACCTGTGGCTTCCACACCTGTAACAAATATGTTTACCCCAAGCCCTACAATTACATCGCCAATAGCGCCTGTGGCTTGGACACCACCTACCCCTATACTTGCAACTACATCACCAATAGCACCTGTGGCTTGGACACCTGTTACAGCGACATCGGCGGCTACACCTACACTACCTATTTCGCCTGTAGCTGCAACCCCTGTTAGTTGTACGCTACCACTTGTGGATACAGTACCAAGGGCACCTGTGGCTTCTAAGCCTGATGCTTGGACTGCGCTGCCTATAGCTACTGTACCAAGAGCGCCTGTAGCTTGAACTCCTGTTAACGCAACAGCAGCAGATATACCTATGTTGCCTACATTACCGGTCGCTTCTAAGCCTGATGCCTGAACTGCACTGCCTATAGACACCGCGCCAATAGCGCCTGTAGCTCCAACCCCTGTTACCGCGACAGTAGCAGATACACCTAAATTGCCTACTGCTCCCGTTGCTTGGACACCATCAACATTGACAATGATAAGGGGGGTTCCCCAAGAACCTTGCCCCCAACTAGCACGTCCCCAGCCTTCGTATGTCGTAGAAGATGGCATCCTTTAGAGCCTAAGCAATCCTAATAATCGCGTCAGTCGCGTTGGCAGCAGGAAAAGTAATCTGAAAATCACCTGCGGAAGATCCTTTATCACTACCAAAATCAAGCACCGCAACGGCTGGAGTAGACCCACCAGCTTGGTAAATCAAAGCTCCACGCGCGGTAATTGTCGCCGTAGTCCACGTAGTCGTACCGAAGCTAAGAAACGCCGTAGTACCTGAAGTGGTAGGCGCGGTAGAGATATTCAGCGTATTTCCACCTGCCGTATACCCAGTACCCGATACTTCGCCACTCGTAGTATACGCAGTGGTAGCGGCATCCAAAGACGCGCTAGACGTATATAACGCGATCTTATAAGACTGCGCTGTGTCACTACTAAAATCCATTTCTCCGTCAAGTAATGCTTGCTTGAACGAAGTACACATTGCCTGTGTAATTGCCATGTTAAACTCCTTAAGTTACTGGAACCCGTAATTGTCCTGAACGGAATGCGTCTTCGCGCAGTTTGCCATCCCCAAGATTCTTGAGTAGGCCAAGAGCCTGTAAAAATAACCGCTCATACAGAGCTACAAGATCAGGTTCACCTTTCATAAACCGTATTGCTTCAACTAACGCACCATTCAATAATGCACTGTCAAACTCATCACCTAACCACGTAGTACCTGCGGTAACGATAGATTCAGGGTAATACCCATAATGCAGCTCTACCGAGTACCCACTATCCGGTGTTGGCCCAACAATAAACGCATCGTCGTTAAAGTAAGCGTAATGCACCGGTAAACCAGTAGAAGTGGCGTTAGGGTATGCTTCGCGTATGAAGTTAACGTCTTTGTTAATCAAGTACGAATAGTTACCACTGCCATCAATTACGGCTAACGAATACGACCATAAAAAATCAGCCGGTGTGTCTAGGTATTTATTATCTGTGGTCAACGAACCAGTAACGTTTTTACGTAACGCAGGTATCTGTACAGTATTGTAGATCTTCTGTTCCGACTGTTCAGTGAACAAAGCGAGTTGGTCATCTGTAAAAGTTGTTTCACAAATGTCCTGAATGTCTGCTTTAAGCTGCGTGTAATTCATGGTTTAAGCCATCGGCCCTCGACACATGAAACCTTTAGTCGCAGCGCCAGCACCGCGCATCTTAACACCGGACGTTTTAACGTCTTTCATGCTTGGCTTGGGGCCATAAGACTTAACACCTTTGTCTTTATGTACTTTTACTTCATCCATACCAAAAACGTTTTTAGGGTTATACATCGTACTACTCCTATGTAATCGTTATTGTAACTGTACCTACTGATCCAGTAGCCACTAAGTCGTTAGGGGTTAGACCAAACGGATCATTTCCGCCACCTACAGGGTTCCAACCCCACTGTATATCTCTACTACTATAAACTCCTGACGTACCTAAACTTCTATCTGGTCTAGGATTTCGTATTGCCTGTGGATCACTGACCGGAAACTCACCTAGTTTAAGCTGTGGTTGACCCGGATTCCAACATTCGGGGCACGCTTTTATCTGCGTATCTCTGTCCTTAACAATTAAACTTTTTAACTCTTTTAGTTTGTACTGGAACCCACACACATCGCACATGGCGATGGCTTTCTTATCAGAAGCAAACCGCGTACCCATTGTTAGATCCTACCTGCGCGAGGTACAAACCTGATCGGGGCTTTTTCTCTGTCTTCTCCTGCCGCAAGTTCAAACTGTTCTTCGTACGCTGCTTTAAGCATAGGTACTCTTTCCATAAACTCAGGAACTTTCATAGCAATATGGTAGGCCAGACCCGCTACTAAACACGGAAAAAACCTAAAATTCATGTCGGCTGTCTCGATACCGTTACCTGCGTCTTGTACACGCCGCATACGCCAATAAATTATCTTGTAACTCTCAACATTGTCCGGGACGGGCCATACAGTTACCGAGGGGACTTGTTCCCAGTACGCTGGTATAGCGGTACCACCCACGGTATGCGTCGCTGCTGTGGTGCCCTGCTGGCCTCTAAAGCAGTTCTGTAACACGTTACCGGTAATGTAACTGTAGTTAATAATCTCGTTCTCTAACTTGATAAACCCCGCAGGAGGTAGACCAGCCACCCCACTTAGCGTGATTGTCGTATCTGTGCTGGATGCGGTAGCAGCTAACGTAATACCTGTCGGGTAAGTTTGCCCGCTGTCCCTGTGCACGACGATTTGTATAGGACGAGCCTGTGTTATTTTGTTGGGTATTGACGAGTACGTACTGATACTAATCCGACTCAGTGTTAGGTCAGATTGCGTAGTTTGGTTGTTCGCACCCGTCCGAATAGAGTGCTCCAGTAGGTCAATGGTGTCGTCCGGTAAAGCGTACGTAGACTGTCCTTGCACAAGATCCAGTGATCCCTGCTCGATAGTCCACATATTAATGCCACGGTTTTGCCACTCAATCGTCATCAGATTCATAGAGCGACGTGCAGTCTGTAGGTCATACCCAGACCGTAGCTCCCGCCCAGCGCGTTCCCACGCCTCTTCAGCGATGTCTGTGAACGGCATATTAAATGCTGTTGTGCCTGATGTAGCCATTATTTTTTCCAGCCGTTTCTAGCTTTTTCTTTAGCCTTCTTGGATAAATCCCCGTAGTGATACAGTTTTTTCGATGTTCTAGACATGTTTTTGCCTGTCATCAACGTACCATCAGGGTGTTTGTGCATCCCACCTTTATGTTCTGCACCATCCTTGAAGTAATGTTTTACACCTTTAGCCACTTCGTTTCTTCCTACGTAGCGGTGTTACACGCTTCGGTTTACCCGCTGGTTGACCCAGTTTCTTCTTCTGGGCTATCCGTTTGGTCTTCTCCGCTTTGGTCATTTCAGAAGACGTTTTTGGTGTCTTGGCAGATACCCGCTTTGTAGGTCTACAATACGGTGTACCACGCTTTTCACCCTTGGTTCGTCCACAGTCTTTACCGGTACGAACGTCCTTCCAGTCTTCTTTAAACCAACGTTTTAGGGCTGCACCCTTTGCGGTCTTTCTAACGGCCACTCTTATTACCCCAGTTTTTAGCGCCTTTCTTGCGGCATTTCGCAATAGCGCCTGAAGCGTAGGCGGACGGAAAGACCTTATAACGTGACTTAACCTTGTTATAACACGCGTCTTTAACCGAACCGCCTTTTTTGTAGTAACAGCGCATTAGCTATCTCATTTTGCAAGGCTTCACGCCCTTCTTTGCTATACCAGCCCCACGAACTTTGCCGCCATAAGTATACTTAGCCACATTGCCGCCTTTCTTCATGGCAGGTTTTTTCTTCTTTCTGTTTTTAGCGTTTAGATACTCACGCAAAGTTTTATATCCAGAGGCTTCCAATTCTTCTTTAGTAACGGCGGCTTTCTTCATACCGTCTTTACCGATAAAGGTGTCTGACCCTTTTCTTCTAGCTTCAGCAATAGATTTTGGGTTTTTTTCAGCAACCATACCCGCAGCAGTAGCGGACTCTCTACGCATCATATCTGCTGGCCCAGTTTTAGCTTTACCATCTACATCTATTTTAGGTATCTTAGGGGCAGCTTTTGGAGCTGGTACAGACGCTTTTTTGGCTTTCATCTCTTGGCTTTCGTTAGGCCTACGTGTACCCGTCACACGAGTTTCGGTGTCCTTAACTTTCATACCTGATGGTAATTCTTCTGGCTTTTCATCTTTACGGAAAGCTCTACGCCGACTAGCTTTACGTCCAGCCACCGGCTTTTTCTTGTCTTTACTCCTAAACATATCAAAAAGTGCCATATTTATGCCCCTTTCATACTTACCATTTTGGCTTTACGAACGCCTTTGGTAGCACAACCCGCTCCACGGACTTTCCCGCCTTTCTTCATGCGGGGCATAGCTTTGTCCATAGACTTGTTACCAGCAAACTTTCGCTTGCCCATAGCTTTTTCCATACCTTCGCTTTCGTCACGACGAGCTTTCATACTTTGCATTTTAGGGCCATTGCGCGCACCCATAGACTCGTCTAAACGGTCATTGTAGCCTTGTTTTCCCATACCCATTGACATACCACCAGCTTGGTATTTCTTCATCCCTTTCATCTTATCTGCCTCTATGTAATCTTTGCCTACTGACTGGGGTACCCCAGCTTTTCTGGCAAATTTAGGGTTATTAGCCACTGCGGCCATAAAATTGTGTTGTTTCTTGCTTTTGCTAGGCATCAGCAGTTCCACTTCCGTAAACTTTTATTGATCCTGCTATTCGGATCATTCGCTGTTTTAGCACTAGTATTACGTTTCTTCATACCTTTCATGCGAGCACAGAAGGACTTGCGACGTTTGGCGGCTTTAGAACCTTTTTTCAGCTTGCTTGGCTTCGTAGTAACAGCAGTTTTTAGCTTGCTGCCGGGGTTAGCCTTACGATAACTAGCAACGCCTTTTTCGTTCAGACCGCCAGACTCGCTCTTACCTTCCTTGCGCGTCCACGCAGGGGATTTAGATACTCCCCCACCTGCTTTGTAGTAGGCACGCATCTGCGTTACCTATAGAAAACAGTCGCTGCTGTACAAGCAGTAAAGGTCGAGATGTAAACGTCATCAGGACATCGGATACCATCATCGGGGATATTGACCGAATGCGT